TACACCTTGCACTGAGCAGGAGTATATTAAGGCTGTAAAAGCAATGCCAGAAGTTAACTTTAATAGACTTCAAGACTACGAAGAAGGAGACACAACAGAAGGTTCTCAGACTTTAGCTTGTACAGCGGGAGGGTGTGAGTTGTGACTAATAAAAGCAGTTTAGAAGAACTACAAAAAACATTAAGAAATAGTTTAAAAAAGGAAGAGTCAGTGAGAGATTCAGAGAAAGACATTGCTAGTGAAGTAGGACATGGTATGGGAAAAGCTTTTGGAGTGGTTTTAGTGCTAGCGTTGAAGCTTGCCTTAGAAGCTGCTAAAGTATTTGTAGCTATTTGGTTACTTACTTACTTTAACTTTCTCCCTCTATGACAGATAACGTTATAAAGTTTAAACAGCGTGAGGTTCCTCAACAGGATCCTTACGTAAACCACGATTGGATTATGGATCAACTAGAAAAGGTGTTTACAAAAAATGCTGTTGTAGTAACTTGGGATAACGATAACGATGATGAACTTATCTGTATTGCTATGGATAACGAACCTGAAATGATAAAGGCTATGCTCATAGGAGCACTGGCTATGGTAGAAGAAGACTTTAAAACTAGTTAGGAAAACTTATGAAGACAACAGAATTGCGGCTTGAAGAACTGGTAGACAATCTAGCAGGAGATTCTTTTGAAGAATTTTTAGAAGGCTTTGAGTTAGATCCTTCGATGACTTTTGAAGATATACTTTATGAGGTTTACTGTTCAGGATTTGAACAGGGATTTACTATTGAAGTATCCCTTGAAGAAGAGGAAAAAGAGTAATGCACCTTGTAATTAGCAAAGATAACTGTCTGTTTTGCAGTATGGCCAAAGACTTGCTAAAAGAAAACAACGAAGACTTTGTAGAGGTTAACTTGTCTAAAATTAATCCAACAAGTGATACCTACAAGGCTTACCGTTCTTTAGTGCTAGACCTTGATAGAATGAGTGTTCCTGCTGTTTTAAAGTTAGTTGGCGGGTTTGATGAACTAAACAAAAGCTTAAGGAAGCCTCAGAATGACTCTGACTGAAGAAAAGCGGGGAAGAGGAAGACCTAAAAAAGAGTCTTCTGGTCCTGTTAAGAAGATTAAACTTAAACACTCTCCTAAAACAGCTTACGAAGACTACTATAAAAAGTATGGTTATCTTGGCTTTGTCGCTATCTACGGTATAGATAAGTTTACAGAAGAACTTATTAGGTACTGTTGGAAACACCCTGACATGACTATTATTGCTACTGATCCTATACCAGAAAAGCTTAGAGCAATTAACCAAGAAATAGGTAACTTACCTTGGTCTCTTCACCGTTGGGAAATTGTAACCTCTAACGGCTTTATTGAAGCAGGGTACTACCCTGTAGTAGTAACAACAAAGGAATACTATGAAATGGTATCTAAGCTAGACAACCCTGAGAACGTTGAAGTTGTTCTCTTAGAGGAAGTGTAATGAATGAAGAATATAAACATTCTGCTAATAAGCAACGTGTTCAACTTAAATTTCTTAACTACGCAGGGATTGCTATGCAAGTAATTATTGGTACTCTGTTGTTAGTTAACGTAATACATCACTGGTGAAGACTATGACAGAAATCTTTCACCCTAAAAAGGCCAACATGGATCACTTACTAGTTACTTACGTTAAGCTAGAAAAAGAAGACTACATGGAAAAGATGATTGTTGAGTATCGAGGTAACGAACACTGGTTACTTTGGAACGAGTATACTTCTATGTACGAAGGAAAAATAAATGGCTTAGAGGGATACATCCTCTAGCCTCTCTCCCTTACTCTCTTTCAGGTGGCCTTCGGGTTACTTGTTAGAGAGTAGGGGAGACCCCCCTTTATTTTTTTTTTTCATACTTTTATGGTAGAAAAATAGTGATCGCTTATGATATAAACTCTTGAAGAAGGTACCTTTGGGGGTAGTAGTTTTAAAACTATTATAAGGGTTATGTAAGTAATTTTAGTTTTTGTTTTGTATTAAAAGAAACTCTTTAAAGGATAATTAAAATGTTAAAGAAGAACAATGATTGACATTTGCGAAAAGCTAAAACGGTTTAAGGCTCCTCTTACTAACCTCGACTATGGTAGAGGGTTAGAAGTGGCCTCCGCAGTGGGACTTCTCGCAACAACTTACACTCTTCTTTCTGGTGGACTCTCTTTAATAACAATCCCAACAGTAATCTTATGGCTGTTAGTCCTCGTAGCAGTAGGACAGCTATACCTTTCAAACTTAACCTCTCGGTTAGTCTTTAACTTACTGTCAAGTTCTTTCTGGTGTCACTTAAGCTTTACTGCTTACTGTGAGTATGGAGGAATGAACCTTATAACCGCTGCAGCAGCACCGTACACACTAACAATGATGTTTGTTTTTGGTGCTCTCCTTGGAAAACGGAAGTAATACTATGGATGGAATATTACAATACTTACCTGCTTCACTTGGTATGTTTGTTGTAATAGCTTCGGCTGGTTTTCTTGGGTTGTTTAAAACTTTTATGTTAGCAAGAAAGTCGGATGATGACGCTATTGCGTCTTTGGAAAGACAACTACAAATACAGAAAGACGAGATTGAATCTCTTAAAGAACAAATTGAGATTCTTAAGCTTGCTCTTTCGGAAAAATACCGTAATTTTAACGAGTAAAAACAACTAATTATTAGACAAGTTTTATGTAAACTGTAATGAATTGTAATTAAAGGTTTTTATTTTTAACTGAAAGAGAAACCAGAATTCCCAGAGACTCAAGGAGGTCCAATGAGAATAGATAATCGCAAAAATAAAAATGGCGGTAAACGCGAAGGCGCTGGTCGTCCAAAAGGCTCTAAGAACATTAATTCTATGGCATCTGTCAAGAAGCTTGAAGAGCTAAAATTTGATCCCATTGAAATGATGGTTCAGAAGTATACTTACATTGAAGCCCAGTTAGATAAGCATCATAGTGGTGAGAAAGTACTCGGTGGCGGTGCCTTTGCACAGTTAATTGCAACACAAGGCACACTGATTAACAACCTAATGATGTATGGCTATAAGAAGATCCCTGACAAACTAGAGCAAGAAATTACAGAAAAGAAACCTGTGGCTATTACTCTAACAAGGAGAGGTAAGGATGATTAATGTTAACGCTTATGGAGATACGTTTTATTCTAACCCTTATATGCCTAAACTACACCCGAATAATCACCCGAATGTCAAAGTACCACAAACAGCCGCAAGTAGTCTCAGAGTAGTAGATCCTGCAGAAAGGCTTGATGTGCTGTTGTTTCACAATCACAATAGTAACTATGACAGACATGGTAAAATAACCCCTGATGTTCCAGCAGGAAAGATTTTGGATATATCAATATAACAAGTAAGGAAACCCTTATGCCTCATTATGTACAAGTTCTTTGTGGCCTCGTAGTATTTTACGTAGGTCTTAAGATGTTTTCTGGTGGAATGAAAGCTATGGGCAACATGAAACACTTAGAGTGGTTTACAGCCAGTCCTATTTATATGTTTTTTGGTGCTATAGTACTAACGCTTGCTTGGCAGAGTTCTAGTCTGTCTACTACAGCAATTATAGCGTTAGTAGCTTCAGGGGCAGTTCCACTACCTGCTGCTATTGCGGCAGTTCTCGGTGCTAACATTGGCACTACAGGCACTATTTGGCTAGCAGGAGTGTTAGTTTCTGATGGTATGCCTAAAGACGACACACTAAGGATTGCAGTAGTGCACACAGGGGTAAACCTGTTAATGGCTGTTATGCTACTACCATTTGTAAGTCACATAGCTAAGTTTGTTCAAAGGATCTAACAGTGCAAGAGATAGTATTAAACGAAGGTCAGTCAGACGTTATTGAAGACCTTTTTATAAACAATACCTGTAGGTATGCTGTAGCGTGTGCCTCACGGGGTTTTGGTAAGTCTTACTTAGGAGCTACAGCTGCCATGATAGCTGTACAAGAATTAATGGAGCTAGATGAGAGTGTTCCTAATAAAAACGTAGCTCTCATCGCTCCTACCTATCAGCAAGCAGTAGACATTTACTTTCCTTTACTAGCCTATCAGCTAGGCATGGAAAGCTATGCAGACAAGTCTTCTAGGGCTGCAGGACACTTCTGGTTCCCTAGAAACGTTAACCTTAAGCTATGGTCCTACGAAGCTTCCGAAAGGATGCGGGGTAGTGGACAGTACATGGTTATAGGAGACGAGGTCACCTCTTGGAAAGGTGCAGGAATGAATTTTAAAGAGTCTTGGGAAAGTATTATCCAGCCATGTATTACTACTCGTTGGAGTGAACAGAATGCAGAGCGCTATGGTGCTAACCCAGGAAGGGCATTAATAATTAGTACACCCAAAGGATATGATTACTTTTGGGAGTTATACAACAGACAAGATGTAGATGATGACTGGAAGAGTTTTCACTACACCTACCATGATTCGCCGTACCTAGATGAGACGGAAATCGAAAGGGTTAAGACTACACTAGACCCTATTAAGTTTGCTAGAGAGTATGAGGCTTCTTTTGAAGACTCTGGTAATAATGTATTTTATATGTTTAATAGAAAGAAGCACATAGACAACAGTCTCCCCGACTTTGAAGAAGACGAAGATGTACACTGCGCTATCGACTTTAACGTTGGTATACAGGCTACAACCGTCTTCGCGGTTAGGGGTGGTCAAATGCACATACTTGCTGAAAGTATAGGGCATCCAGACACAGAGACGTTGGCTCAATCACTAGTAGCTAAATACAAAGGACACAAGATTATCGGTTATCCTGACCCTGCAGGGAAGGCTCGAAAGACCTCCGCTGCTGTGGGCGTTACCGACTTTAGTATCTTGCTATCCCACGGTATACAATTACGATCACATAACAAGGCTCCCCCCATAGTGGACTCGGTAGCTGCCGTTAACAAGAAGTTAGAAAACGCTAAGGGTACTATAGATATCTATGTTCACCCTCGTTGCACTAACGTCATACAGTCTATGGAAAGGACTGTGTGGGTTGATGGCAACCCCAATACTGCTACTATCTGTAAGAAGGACGGTGTAGAACACTTCTCAGATGGTATACGGTATGCTGTAGAGTACCTTTGGCCTGTAAGGGCGGGAACTAAAGTAACAACAAGAGGCTTCGGCTTCTAAGGAGAAGGAAATGATAGGTAGACTTATTGGTAAAAGACTGGTTAAGAAGGCTATGTCTGCAGCCCAAAAAGGCGCACTAAAGAAAGCTGTTAAAGCTTCTGCACTTGCTCGTAAAAAGCTAGCACCACCAAAAGTAGGAAAGATTAGGGCTTACAGAATAAAGAAAGTTCAAGAAAAAATAAGAACAAACAATTCAAAACTTAAATCCTTAAAGAAAGGTACTAGAACAGTATACCGAGTACAAAACAAGAAGGGTGAAGGGCCGTTAATGGGGGCTAATGTTAAGCATTATGCGCAGATGCCCCTTAGTATTCCTAGAGGGGTTAAAGTAGCACCTGTGAGTGATTTTAATCGCAGACGCGCTGCGCTACTCAAGAAACTAGCCCCTAAGGGTACTAAATTTGAAGAAATAAAGTTCTCTGGTAAAGATAAGTTTGCTTTTGATTCTATTAAACAATCTCAGAAATACTTCTCTAAACAAGAACAAGCATATTTAAAAACTAAAGGTTTTAACTTAGTTTCTATACAAAATGCTAAAGTTATTGGCGCTACTAATACCCAAGTATCATATAGGATACCTAAAGGGCTTAATTCTTCGGCTAAAGAAGCTATGAGGCTTACTGCTAAGTACAAAAAACTAACCAAACAACGATAGAGTCCAGAGGACTCTCATAAAAGGAATACAAGACAATGGCAAAAAAGATTTACTCTACAAGACAGGCAGCAGATAAGTATGCTAAGACTGTTGGTGGCAAGGTTACTCAGGCAAACGGTAAGTTTGTAGTAATGACTACAACTAACTCTAACGCAACTAGACGTCAACAAAATGCAACAAGCACCCCTAAAAAGCCTACAACTCTACAAAAAGCCAGAGCTGCTACACAAGGTGTACGAACTCGCGCCAGGGTTCTGACAGGTGCTGGTCGTCTAGATGGCCCTAACACTTCAAAAGCAGCGCTTGCACGGGAATCAGCCAGAGTTGCAGTAGAAAAAGTTAAAAATACTACTCCAGCGTCTGCAGGAGCAGCTATTTCTGGTGCAGCTTCTAGCGCTAAAAAGTCAGTAAAGAGAACAGCTAAACGTGGTGTTGGAGCAGTACGCACAGGAATTGCTACACTTAAAACTAAACGCCTTAAAGCAAAAAGAGATAAAGCTGCAAGAAACCTGACTAAAGGAAGTATGGGCGGTAAGGGTAAAAGCTACAGCCAACTAACTTCTAAGCAAAAGGTTGCCATGGGCGGCGGTCGCCAAGGCCCAAGCGAAACTAAGCGCACTACTAGCCAGTCAATCGGAGTAGCTAAAAGAAGCGTTGGCAAAGCCTTCGGTAAAGTTAAAGCTGCTATGAAGTGGGGATCCCCTGCACAAAAAGCTGCTTTAAAGAAAGCTCAAGATGCTTCTGCAAAAGCTCGTAAGGGTGTAACAGTAGCGGGTAAAGGCGTTGCACGTAAAGTAGAACGTTACAACAAGTTTGGAACTACAGGGCGTAGCGGTCCAGGTGCTGCAGGTCCAATTTCTGCATCAGCTAGCCGTAGAACTACTGCTACATCACGTAGGAATCAACGGATGAAAACTCGGTTTAGAGGACGGTAATTATGCCAAAAGGAATGGGAACTTACGGTACTAAAAAGGGTCGTCCACCTAAAAAGGGCGGTAAAAAGAAATAATAAAAATAGAGATCGCTAAAGGTGGCGGTCTCTTCTTTAAGTCCATCTGAGGATTGACAAAGGAAACACTATGGCAAGAACAAGAATAAATTCTAAGTCTAAGGACTTAATTGAAGACAATGGTTCTGTGTTGTTATCAGTGATTAAAGGTGAACAAATACAAATAGAGATAACTTTAGGTTGGCTTACTAACTTAACAGGGTATACTCTTTTAGCAAAAATAATTGAAGCTGATAGTTCAACTCTTGATCACACAGACCCAACAAGTTTACCCACTATCCAAAAGTCAGGAGGAGTTGTTACTACTCTTCCTATAATTGATACAACGGTGTCTGATAACACCTTTAACATTGTAATTCCAGAGACCTTAGTTAACAGTTACACTACACAGCCACTCCCTTTAAAACCTTCTTATGGTTGGATTGGGCTAGAAGTAGCTGATGCTGGAGCAGGAAATGCTAGGCAAGTTTGGAAACCGATGAGAGGATTAGTAGAAATTCTTTACTCTCCTACGGAGGTATCATAATGACTGCCTATAAAACTACAGTAACGGCTAATAAAGTAGATATTACTTTAGTAAAAACTAATCATACAGTAAGCTTATCTCGTACAGGTGGGCAAGGAGCTAAGGGTGACTCTGTAGCTAGTATTGTATTTAATAGTAATAATGACATAGTAGTTACTATGGTTAACGGTGCTGGCGAAGTAATTGAAGTTATTAATGCAGGAAATCTTTTTCAAAACGTTTTTATGAGTAACATTCAAGATGTTACTAGTGATACTCCTTCCGATGGAGACATCCTTCTTTATGACGGCTCTGCTTCTAAGTATGCACCTCATTCTTTTACTACAACTAACGTAACTGATATAGATAATTCAGGAAAAACAGACGGTGCCATGTTTCTTTATGACGCCTCTTCAAGCAAGTATAAAGCAACAACACAAATAAATAACACTAACACAGTTATTTCAGGAGGTACCTTCTAATGGCAACTAAAATTATTCACAAGAAATCAACAACTTCGGGGGCTTCCCCTGCTACTGGTGATTTAGATCAAGCGGAACTCGCAATTAACCTTGTCAACCGCAAGATCTTTACTAAAGACAACGGTAACGCTATTGTTACTTTAAGTGGACCTTATGTAAGTACGTCTGCGCCATCAAACCCTGCAGAGGGTGATTTGTGGTTTGACTCTACAAACAACTTGCTTAAAGCGCATGATGGCTCTTCTTTTGTTTCTGTAGGAGACTACGGAGACTCTGATGCTAGAGCAGCTATTAGTGTTACAGACGCTGGTGGTGATGGTTCAGCAGCCTACAATAGCTCTACAGGAGTTATTACTTATACTGGTCCTAGTGCTGCGGAAGCTCGCGCTCATGTAAGTGTAACCGATAGCGGTGGAGACGGGTC